GGAAGATGATGATACTATCATTTCAGACTTAATCACCGTAGCAAGAAAGAAAATAGAAAGATACGCAACCCGTTCTTTAGTGAATAAAACCATTGTTTTAACAGGTTTAATTGAGGAATATTTTTTATTACCCTACTCTCCTATTAATGCAGTTTCACAAGTTCGAGTTTTACAAGGTCAAGATACAGGAACAGGCGAAAACGACTGGGAAACTTTAGATGCAGACGAATATCAGTTAGTGGGTTACTTTCAGAAGCATTTTAAGCCGTCTTATTGGGGGACTTATGAAATTACCTATACAACATTGGGCGATACGGATAACGGGCTTCTTACGGACTTAAAACGGGTTTTATTGTGGTTGTATGAAAACCGTGGAGATGATTCAGACAGTATGCCGATGGAGTTAATGAGCAATGCAAAATATCTAAAAGATTTATCTTATTTATAATGGGAGTTGGCGTAGCAAGAAAAGTTAATATAGTTGTGGCTTCCTATTCAACGGGTGTTGATGGTGTAGAACCGCAATCAACACAAATTGGACAAGTGTGGGCGCAAATAAACACTATTAGCCAAACGAAGTCTTTTGATGCGAATAAAGCAGCTTTTAAAACCTCTTATGAGTTTTTAATACGGTATGATTCAGCGTTGGATATTTCAATAAGGGCAATGATTGAGTATAACAATCGGACATACATAATTCAAAGTATAGATAGAGTTGATAGAGTAAGAGCAGAAGATAAGTTTGCAAGTCAGTTACAGAATAACCCAGAGGGGAAATATTGGCGAATAGTAGCAACCTCACAAGATATAAGTTAATGTCAAGTGCAATAAGTTTTAAAGTAACAGGATTGGATAAGCTGATAAAGGCTTGTGATAATTTCCCTGTAACCTTAGCCAAAGACATAGATGCAGAAATTGAAGATACCTGTGAAAACGTAATCGCCAAAGCTAAACAACGTGCGCCTAAAGACTTTGGAGCGTTGCAGCAAATGACTAATTATAAAAAAGAAGCCAACGGCAATTTTGTAATGTTTTCTAATGCAAGATATGCGCCATTTGTTGAGTTTGGTACAAGAGGGAAAGTAAGAGTGCCGCCTGAATTAAGTTCTTATGCTCAACAGTTTAAGGGCATGAAGTGGGGTGATTATTACGACTTTTTAAATTCTATTTTGGACTGGGTAAAAAGAAAAGGATTAGCACGAATTACCAATTCTTATACTGGCAGAAGCAGAACAAAGAAAGCTGATTTGTTGATGGTGGCAAATGCGGTGGCATGGTCAATTTTAAAGAAAGGTATTAAACCTCAACCGTTCTTTTTTAATAGTTGGTTTGAGGAAAGACCAAAATTAGGGCAAAGAATTAAAAACATACTTAAAAACAGAGGCTTTCGATGAAAGACGGCATAAAATTTATACGGGATTCTTATTTTGACCTTTTACAAGGTGCTGTGAGTTACAACGGTACTATTATTCCCGTTTACGATGAGGAAGCAGACGAAACAGGTTCAGACTTTTATATTATAGTTTCTTCTTTAACCGATGCAAATATAGCCGTAAAAACAAAGTTCCACAATGAAATAACAATACTGATTGATGTGGTTACAACTTTCAATACAAAGATGTACAGCAACAGCGACCCGCAACCAAAGATGAAAGAGGTTTGTGATGTGATTACAGGCAAGATTTTAAACTTAGTGAAACCCACAAGAGATACAACAGGAATAGCAGACGATTCAGATTTTCAGGTAGTGGATGTGAAAAAGGAAAGTTCACAGCATTTCCCTGTTTTAGATACCGATACTAAGAAAATAATCAGAAGGCTCACAAGGTTTTCACAGATAGTAATAGAAAAGTAAGTTGACAGAATAAGGAACAAAGGAACGATTAAACAATATTTTTGATAATAAAAATTAAACAATGGCAGCTATTTTAGGTTCATCCGTTACGTTACAATTGAGGGAGAACGGCTCTACTGGAGCTTACTCAAATGTAATTTGCGAAACATCATCTTCTTACGATGGTACGGCTTCTGTTACGACCACCGTAACCAAGTGTAACACCGTTACAGCAGTAAGTTCACCTACTGGCACTTTTTCAGTAGATGGTATTTTTGAAACATCACCATCAGCAGGTCAAGTAAGTGCAGAGCAAATGAATGCGTGGTTTCATGCAAACACCCTTTTAGACATCAAATACGAAGACCCTGAAAGTACAGGTACTAACTTTTACATTCAGGGAACAGGTTACATGACAGCGTTTAACATCACAAGTCCAGCAGAAGGAAACGTAACTTTTACAGCAGCGTTTCAAATGACTGGAACTATTGATGTAACTCCTTAAAATTAAATTTACAATATGAAAATTAACGGAAAAGAAATTAACCTTTTACCGAAAAGATTAGCTGTTGAATTATACTGGACAAAGAAAGCCGAAGATGTTATTTCTTTCGGCTCTCTTTATTATGAAGCGTTTGACTTAGCGTTGATGGTGTGGGCAAGTGCAGCTAACTGGAGCAAGGTTAATCTAAAACCCAAACAAGTAGAATTTGAAGAAGTATTAGACTATGTCGAAGGAACATTAACAGATGAACAGGCTAAAGAGTTAAAAGACTTTTGTCAGGAGTTTGTAGATGGTAACTTCTTTAAAGAAAAAACAGAAAAGTTGCAAGCGGCTGTTGATGAAGAAATAAAAAAAAAGAATTTGATTGGAGTGAGTTCAGAGTTAAGTGTTACAAGTGTGGAATAGACCCTGAACAATACGACAGGTTTAGTTTGGTTGAATGTGTGAACATGGTGGAGGCTTACAACGAAAGACTTTTAGACAGTTACGAGTTAGCAAGAGTTCAGAGTTATTTCGTTGTAAGTACCCAAAGTACGAAGCCGCTAAACTTCAATCAGTTCAAGCGATACTTCCCTTTGCCACAGGATTTAAAAGAGGAAGAAGAAAAGAAAAAACGGTTATTAGAAAAGTTAAAAGCAGTTAAGCATGAACGAAGTGTTGAAGATAGAAGTACAGGCGCAGGTAGCACAAGCACAGGCGGCATTGAGGCAGCTTCAGACTTCGTTAAAGGGAACTGAACAGGCGGCTAAGGGTACTACTCAACAGATGCCCAAATTAGGGCAGAGTACTAACCAAGCTACATTTGCGTTAACTAATTTAGGAAGGGTTGCATCTGATGCCCCTTTTGGGCTTATTGGTATTGCTAACAACATTGAGCCGCTAATACAATCATTTGTACAATTAAAGGCAAGCAGCGCATCCACAGGGGGCGCATTAAAAGCATTAGGTTCATCATTATTAGGTGGTGGTGGTTTAGTACTTGCTATTTCCTTATTAACTTCTGCTGCTCAATTTGCGGTATTAGGTTTTGATAGATGGACAGGCTCAACTAAGAAACTAAAAGAGGAAAAAGAAGATTTAAAAACCATTGAGCAAGAGTATGCTAATATTTTAGCAAGAGAAAAAGTTGATTTAGAGAATCTTTATAAGACAGCTATAAATACTGCACAATCTTACACAATAAGAAAGCAAGCAGCAGACCAGTTAATAAAACTTTATCCTGAATATCTTAAAGGATTAGATTCAGAGGCTATTGTAGCAGGTAAAGCGGCAAACGCTTATAAATTACTGGCAGATGCAATACAAAAATCAGCATTAGCAAGAGCAGCCGCAAATATTCAAACGCAGAACCAAGAAAAAATAATAGCTGCTCAATTTGAAATTGATAAATTAAGAGAGCAACGTGAATCGAAAATAAACGATATTAAAAGAAAGTTTATTGAATATCGTAAAACAGAAACAAGAGAGAATAAAATATCTTTATCGTTTTCTGCTGAATTACAAGAGATTGAGAATGCAAGATTAGAGTTTCAGAATAAAATAATTGAGAAGCAAAAAGAGATAAATAGTATTTCTGCTGATAATAATAAATTAAGTTTATTAATTCAGCAAAACCAAACACAGCAATTCAAATTAACAGGCGGCTTAGGTGATAAGCAAAAAGAGAAAACTAAAGATACACAGGCTGAACTTTCATTAATAGTTGGCATTGGTTCTTTCTATGATGAACTAAACAAAAAAGAACAAGAAAGAATACAGGCTCAAAAAGATTTAAACCTATTAATTGAAGCTGAAAACAAGTTAAGAAAGACAGGCGAAAAGCCGCCTGAATTAACAGCCCAGCAACAGTTAGCTATTGTTGGCAGTGATGCAAGCAGAGGTGAAACAGGGTTAAATGGTTTGCCGCAAAAGATTGAGCAAGCTAAACAATTAAATGAAACTTTACAACTTAGCGACCAACTAATAAACTCAATAGCAGGTGAATTTGCCGACTTGTTTACAAACTTATCCAAAGACGGTGTAAAAGCCTTTGAAGATATAGCTAAGAGTATTGCACAAACAACACAACGTATTTTAATTCAGTATGCAGTTACACAGGCATTGAAAGCGTTGTTAAATAGCATTGCTCCTGGTTCGGGAGAGCTTGCAGGCGTTGCAGTAAATAAAGTAAGTAACTTAGACATAAAAAACCTTAGAATTTTAGGAGGCATTTAATGGCATTTGTACCAAAATACATATTACGTTTTAATGATGCAGACGGCAAGGATATAAAAATAGAAATACAAGAAGATGACTTTGTATTTGGAGGCACTGCAACAAATGTAATTTGTACAGAGGCTCATTTAGAATGGCAGCAATTTGATAGAGTAAAAGATTTTGGAATTAAGCAAAGCAGATTAAGATTTAAAATATTATGTAACGATTCTTTGCCGCCTGAAAGTTTTATTGCCGAAACAGCTATACAATACAGAGTAGTTTTATTTTGTAACGGCGTTGTAAATTGGTATGGTTTTTTAGATAGCACAGATTTACAGTTTCCTTTTCAGGATGGCAATATTCAAATAGAATTATTTGCAAGGGATGGGCTACATTTATTAAATGCAGCTAAATTAGAAATTAGCGGCAGTGAGCCTTTTTTGTTTTATAGAGGTACTGAATTAATTTACAGATGGCTTCAATTAACAAACCTATCTTTAAACTTTTGGACATGGATAAATATTTATCCTGACGGCACAACTGCAAGAACAGTAGGCAATCCCGAAAGAGACCCCTTTTATTATTCGTTTATTTCTTATAAAACATTCTCACAAGATGACCCTTTTACAGCATTAAACAAACTTATTACAAGTTTTGGCTGTCAAATGTTTCAAGCGAGGGGTAAATGGCATATTGTTTACGTTGAAGATTGGATAAGAGATTTGGGTTTATATGGTACAGAATGGAACAGTTCAGGAGTGGCGCAAGGTATAGCAGAGGCGCAAAGGTTTAATTTTACAATAGGGCTTAACAATAATTGGAAGTTTATAAATGAAGATGCTATTTGTAGTTACCAACCACCAGCAAAAGCAGTAAGACTAAATTATAATTTTGAAGTTCCTAAACTATTAAGAAACCAAGATTTAAACGAAGGAGATTTTTCAGCTTTTATTTCACCAAGCAAACAGGTTATTTATAATTTAGACCATTGGACAAAATCTGGAAGTGCTAATTTAGATGCGAAAATACTTTCTCAATTAGATATAACAGATGATTCTACTTCTGAAATATCAAGAAGGGTAACATTTAGAACAACTGGCTCAACTGCGTTTGGCAGTTTATGTGTATTAACATCATCTCCAATAACTTGTAATAGTGGTGATTATTTCAGGTTTACTTACAATCATGGCGCAGAAACAACTTTATACAATAGGGTTTTATTTTGTCAGATTAAATTAACAAGAACAAGCCCATTAGCTGACTTGTACATGAAAGCAGATGGCAAATGGACAACAACACCAACTTTTATTGGAGCACAAGCATCTTCAGGGTCAATAGGCACACCAACAAACCCGTTATTTGAAACAATAGAAAATGTTGACCCTATACCTGCAAGCGTTACTGGTATGGAAGTAATTTTTACTTTAGAAACACAAGGCAACCCAACACCATCAGGAACTTATTTATATTTTATTTCTGACTTAAATTTTGACTATGAAGGCTATGTAAATACAAACATAACATTCAGGGCTCAGTTTAATAAAGTTGAAAATACTAATACATTAAAAAACTACATAGAAGAACAGGTATTTATAAGCGATTCTGAAAATATAGTTTTTAAAGGTGCTTTAATTGATTCTAATTCTAATAAGTTAAAATACTGGTATCACAACGGAATCACAGAGGAAGAAAGGTTTTCTAAAATTATAACCTATGCTTATTACAGGTTGTATTCAAGAAACTTTTTACGGATGGAGGGTACTTTTAAAAATTCAATCAGTAATACTTCTAATTATTTATTATCACCTTTAGACACAGCTTTTATAAGTGAATTGCCTGACAAAGAATTTTTACTTTGTACGTTGACAATAAATTTAGCACTTAGTCAATGTGGTTTTACCTTTAATGAGTTACATGATGGCACAGGGAATGATTTTAGCGTTACGGGTAATTATTTATATGGCTTAGTAGATAGGTCAGAAAGGAGAATTACAAACCCAGAAGTCGAACAGTATAAAAAGCCTAATGTTTGGTTAATGGCTATTTTCGGGCAAACAATTTATAATCTTTTTAAGAAAAAGAAAAGATGAGTGTAGTTACAGGCAAAAATATAAACATTTACGTTAGCGGTGGAACGGATAATTCACTCTATTTAATAGGGTGCGAAGAAACCTGTACAATTACAATCAATTCAGAGATTATCAATACAACCACAAGAGGAAGCGGACGGGCAAGAGGCAGAGAGTACGGGCTTTATGATGTAACCGTTCAAAGCAATGGTGTTATGTTTATCAACTCTTTTGCAACTCCCGATTCACAAGCCGACCCGATGTTTTTCGGTTCTTCTATTTTAGAAGGTAAAAAATGTGTGGTTAAATACCAAGTTACAGACGGAACTAATACAAGATACTACATTGGTAGTTTTGTAGTTCAAACAGCAGTTTATACAGGTTCAGCTACTGGATTCGGAACGTATGATGTAACCTTAATCAATGACGGTGAACTATACAAAACAGATGATTTAAAGATTAATGCAGAGCCTTCGACATTTATATTCGAGAGTACGAGCACAGTAGATGGATTTACAAATTCAGCTTTAATAAATGTTGATATTTTTTACATCTATCGTTACGGGGTTACAAGAACACAGTTATTTGAGAGTATTCAGACTTTGGCATTGAGTACAGATATGCCAACAGGAACAAACACCGTTGGTTATCATGCAGCAAGTGGAACACTGAATTTTGAGAACGCTTTAGTTGATGGTGATTTTATTGTAGTAACTTATATTTAATGGAAGAAGTTAAAATCATATACGTTGATTCTTTAACAGGTTTAGAGCCTGAAAGGAATTTTATTATAGAAGATACAGTAGAGGGAAAAAAGTACATCGGAAACGGTAGTTCTATACCTGCTGAAATCGTAACCAGTGCAACACCTGTTTATCAAAATATGTTCATGTTAATGGGAAGCTAATGGAAATAAAAAAAATATTGGGGCAAGCTGCTCCAGCAGCAACAACAGAAACGGATTTGTATGTAGTGCCTGACGCAAAGGGTGCTGTCATTTCTTTTATTTCTGTATGCAATAGAAATGCAAGTGCTGGCACATACAGGGTAAGTGTATCTTATGGAGGTGCTGCAACTGGAAATAAAGATTATACGCATTATGATGAAGCTATTGCAGCTAAAACTCATGCAAGAATAGACATGGGAATTACGCTTAGTAATTTAGATGAAATAAGAGTTTACGCATCTAATGCGGATATGAGCTTTCAATGCTTCGGTGCGGAGTTTGACCAAGTCAATGTAACTGTGCTATAAGTTGACAACTTACAAGCCTTTAAAAGAGGCTTTTTTTATTTTAGCATAATGAAAAAAATACTTTTATTCATAGCTATTTTATTTTCTATTTCTTCCTACGGGCAGAATCGTTTTCCTTCGATTGATTCAGCAAAGAACTACACATTACGATATGTAAAAAATTCAGCCGTTGAAAGTTTTACCAATTTAAGGATGCAGAATGTAACTTATGGAACGCTTCAATTATTAGACAGTTTAGCGGGTGCAGGGGTTATAGATACTATTTTCAAGTCAGGCGATACCCTTAAATATAAAATCGGTTCAACTACTTTTATTGTAGGTACATTTGGTGGTTCAAGTGATTCCACCATTTACGCAACCAAATGGTTTGTAGGGCAAAATTATGTTCCTTATACAGGTGCAACATCTGATGTAGATTTAAATGGCAACTCACTTAATGCCAAAAGTTTATCAATTACAGGAACGGGAGGAAACGGGCATTTGCACATGAGGTTTCAAAGTTCAACACCGAGTGGAATAGGCAATCATACAACTATTTACGCTGATGCAACTGGATTACCTTATTACAAAATAGATGGAGCAAGTCCAGTTCAGTTTCAAAAGCAAATCAGTTTAACAACTACTGGAACCAGTGGTGCAGCTACTTTTGATGGTACTACATTAAATATTCCTCAATATTCGGGCGGCGGTGATAGCTCATGGGTTTCAACTGAAACAGGAACGCAACCAAACTTAGTGGGCTATCTTATCAATTCTACTTTAACAAGTTTACCGAGTGGGTGGGCTGATGCCACACCTGATGCTTCTGTAACATTTAGTGGCAAGATGATTGTAAGCGGTGGTACAACAGGTACAGCAAGTTTCAATTCAGGTGATGGCACTTCTACTGTTTATTCTAACAGGATAAGAGCAGATTTTTACCCATACGACAAAATGAAATATGCGATTACAGTAATACCACAGGATAAAACTGCTTCCTCTAATGGGTTTTCTATTCACTTTGAAAGCAATGCTGAATTTTTTAGTTCTGCAATGGAGATTAAATTTAATTTTACTAATACATCGGATAGCGGTAAAATATTTATCAATTACGATTTAGGAACAACGATTGCAAGTTCAGCTAATTTATCTCATTTAGCAGGTGATACACTGGATATTGAGGTTATAAGAGATGGATGGGTAGTTCGTGCAAGAATGTTCAATAGGCGTACACAAAAACACGTTGATGTTTATTACACATCATCATCTGCATTTGGCACAGGCGGCAGAATGTATTTAGGTTTATTAGGCGGTGAGCAACATTTCACAAAGTTTCAAGTTTACTCATGGAACAGAAAATCTTATGGGTGGACTTTTTTAGGTGATTCACAAATGGCAAGCGCAATGGCTTCAAGTGAAGATAAAAGCGGTGCATACTTAGTTTTCAGGGGTGATAAAACCAAAGTAGCTAATTTATCAAACGGAAGTGTTACATTAAAAGCCCAAGCCAGTTCACACGTACCCGCTGCTATAAACTTAAATAACCCTGTTGTGGTTTTTACAGGCCATAATGACCAAAGGGATTTAATTAACGACACAACCGCTTTCAAGGTTAGATTAGATTCTATTGTTAAACCCCTACAAAGGGCAGGGTTAAGAGTTGTAGTAAGTACATTAACCCCGATTTTTGGTGCTTCAAGCAATTCGATATACGCAACTGCGGTTGTAAATTATGCTGCTGCTAATGGGCTTCAAATAATAAGATTAGATACTGTTTTTAGGGTAAGCGGTGCAAATGTTATCATTAAACCAAACTTAATTTCCAATGATGATTTACATATTTCAGATAGTGGAAATATTGTATTAGCAAATGAGGTTATAAAAGCATTGGGAACTGGCATAAGTGAACTATTTAATGACAGCATTTCACCCGTTAGGTTTTACAACCTACCAATGGGGCGTGAAAACATGAGCAATATCGTTGTAGATGATGAAGGCAGAGTGTACAGACAGCCGAATCGCCCTTTCAATGGTATTTTAAATGCTTATAATAATAACGGTTTTGGAACGATTGCACAAAGAAACAGTGAGCTGCACGTTAGCCAAACATTAAAAACGGATAGTGCTTTGTTTGTTCATTCATCAAGTGGGCTGAAAATTGGATTTAACGGTGGTGATAATATTAATCAAGGAAATATTGGTTCTAATATTAATATCACAAACGCAGGTATAGGAGGTGTTGGATTCCCGCAGGCTTTTGACATTATAACTGGCTTGAGAAATGTTAAAATTTTGTCTGTGAGTGGAAAGTCATCTGCCAATCAAACAATATCAGGAAATGATAACTTAATGATTCAAACAAATTCAAATGCAACGCTTTCAGGAACAGGAAATACAATTTTAAATACCTATGGTTCAAATCCATTATTAACAAGTGGAGGTGGTAATATATTTATAGGGGGCAGAGCAGGCGCATCAGTAACAACAGGTTCAAATAATATTCAACTAATAAGCGGTGCTTCAGGAAATGGTGCAAATTCAGCAGCCACAAATCATACAATCATTATTGGTGATATAGCTTCTACAAACGGCATTCCTGTTGCTAATGATGATGTTATATTTTCAACTCGGTATAGTGCTTCGCAAAACTTTTACTTTGGCGGTAAAGAAAATTTATTTGGTTCTTTTACGCATACTATGAACGCAGGTGCAAGAAATGACGGCACAAACAGCGCAGGACATACATGGACATTTAGAAGTTCAAGAGGTACAGGAAGCGGTAAAAGTGGTGCAATAATATTTCAAACGTGGAACTCATTAGGCTCAGGAACAACACTACATACAACAGCAAATACCGAATTAACCATTGCAAACGATTCTATACAAGTTGATGCAAGAGCAAGATTTAACGCAGCGACATTTATCAACAAAGATTCACTTCCTATTACCACAGGTAAACGCTGGGGAATAGTGGTTGATACAGCTACAAATCAGTTACAAAGACAGGATTTAAACATTTACAGACGGGATTTAGACACCACCCCTTTAGCCACCTTCACCGTAGGAAGCGCAGCCGCAGGAGATACCGCAGCTTTCAGCACGTCAACACTGGCAGGAAGTTTTTACCTATCAGGAACGGACACCCTCTTTATAACATCGTACACGGTAGCATTACAAGGCACAAGCCCAAGTATAACCCCTGAAGTTTGGTTTAACGATTCATTGAACGTAACAGCAGGTGGTACACTATTAGCCACAGGTTCAGCCATTACCAACACAACAACAGGCACAAGTGTAACCGCTACGACAAATAAAATACCACAAGGAAACTTTGTATTTGTAAGGTTTAGTGCAGTAACAACAAAGCCTACATATTTTACTTTAACACTATTCGGTTACAGAATTAGAAAAGCATGAGATTCATATTAACCATATTACTTTTTATTTCTCTTACATCACAGGGGCAAATCATAAACGCATCAGCTCCTTACAGGCCGTTATCTACACCGTTGTTACTGGATATTTATACAGGAAGCACAGCAGCTTATTCTTTAATGAAAATCAGCAGCAGCTATTCAGGTGCTTGTATAAGAGTAAGACGAAGTTCAGATAACACAGAACAGGATATTGGATTTGTTGGTAATGATTTAGATACTGCATCCATGAAAACATTTGTAGGTTCTAATGATGGCTTTGTAGCAACATGGTACTCACAAACAGGAAGTAACAACGCAACACAAACAACCGCAGCAAATCAACCACGTATCATGTTAGCTGGCGTTATTGAAAGAGCAAACACAAAACCTTGCATACGTTTTATAAACGCACCAAATATGAAATTAAATGTAGCAGTAACAATATCACAACCTAACTCAACCTTTATTGTAGGGCAATCACCCACAGGGTATAATAACCGCCATTTTATTGACGGGGCATTAAGCAGACAGATTATAGGATATGCCAATGGCAATTTTGTACTTTTTGCAGGGACGGTGTTAAACAATGTAGTTTCTGGTTCTGCTACTTCATTCCAGTTAATGACCGCTTTATTTAATGGGTCAAGTTCAACAATACAAATTAATAACGGTACTAAAACAACAGGTGCAGGGGGTTCTAATAATTTGCAAAACCCCATAATTGGTTCGGCGCAGAATAATCAATCAATAGATGGATTAATAAGTGAATTAATATTTTTTAGCAATAATCAATCTGCAAATGAAACTGGTATAAAATCAAATATAAATACAAGATATTCAATTTACTAATGAGAATACTTTTTATCATATTGCTTTTTTGTTCCACCGCATACGGGCAGCATTACGTTGTAATTCCTTCAAAACTTGAAAGCAAAGTTAAAGCTGTAAGTGCAAGGTTTTATCAGCTTTCAAGACCGTTAGGAACAGATACTACTAAATATCAATTCACCTACATTAAGCATCCAACAAATGATTCTTTAGCAATAATAATTGATACAAATTTATTTATTCCAAAAGGAAGCATCAGCGCAACACAGGTAACGAATTACATTAACGAGTTATATCCGAGTATTACAACAACACAACGAAATCAAATAATCAATTACATCAACTCAAATAATTTATTAAAAATAGCCCGTTTGATTCTTACTGCACGAATAAGACTTTGGACAGAGGCCGAATTAAAAGCAAGAGGATGGATGCCCGATGTAACATTGTGAAGTATTTAATAACCATATTACTCTTTATCCCATTTGCGGTTAAGGCTCAAAACCTTTCCCCGTTTAAGTGGCTACCTGAAGATAAGTTTTATCACATCATGGCAGGTTCAGCAATAGGAACAGTAAGCGGCTTTGCTGCAAACAAACCTATCCTTTGGGCAACTATTAACGGAACTGTTTTAGGAGTAGGAAAAGAGGTTTATGATTATAAGTTCGATGTTAAAGATGCAGCAGCTACTATTGTTAGTAGTGTTGTTTGCGGTGTGATTGTTAAACTGATTAAAAAGAAAAAATGAGATTACTGATACTCGTATTATTTTTTGCTTCATCAGCTAATGCTCAACCGTTTATTCGTTTTGCCTTTTCTGTGCCTGTTAATCCTGTATCACATGGTACTGAAGTTGGTGGCGGTTATAAATTAAGACTTTCAAAGCAAGTGCAACCATTTGTTGAAATTTCAATGATAAACAGATGGGATAAATACAAAGAAAACTTATGGGTTAAGCGTGGCGGTTTATTGTTGTTTCAAACGGTATCTATTACAGCAGGGCAATCAACTATTGTAACCAAACCTATTAATGAACGCTGGGCAAAAGTTCACAGAGAATATTCGTGGATGTATGGTGTGGATGTTCACTTTTGGCAAGTAGATGAAACGAGTAAA